ATTCCTCTTCGCTGTCGGCCTGCACGCCGTACCTGATCGCCATGCCCGCAGTGTGCCGTTACCGGCAGGGCGCGGCTACCGGTTCGAGTGGATTCGGGTCACAGATCAGGAACAGCGCCTTCACGACGTCTTCACGCGGGCGCATCATGCACCCCACACAGCACATCACCTGGGGGGACCATGAGCACGCCCACGCCGCCGCAGCCCGACTTCCCGCCGCCGCTCCCGCCCGAGCCGCCGAAGCCAGCGAAGTCCCGCACCAACCTGGTCATCATCGGATCGGCCGTCGCGGTGATCGCCGCGATCGTCGCCACCGGCATCGTCGTCGTCAACTCCCGCGACGACGACAGCAGCCCGGCCGCCGCATCGAGTACGCCGGCCGACAGCACGGTTACAGCCGCGGCCGAAGAGCCCGAGCCTGAGCCGACCGAGTCGCAGCCGGAAGTCACGGCCCTGACGGACGGGGTGGCGTACGAGGACGGTGTGGAGGTGACCCTGTCCGGCTACAAGCGCGGCACGTCGTCGGAGTACGCGGCGCCGGCGAGCACGGAGTACGTCGCGTTCACCGTGAAGATCGACAACAAGTCGGAGGGGGTCGTCGACGTCGGCACCGGGTTCGTCATGTGCTACTACGGCGACGCGAGTAGCCAGTCAGAGCAGGTCTTCGACCCGGACCGCAACTTGGAAGGCCTGCCGACGATGCGTCTGCGGCCGGGCCGGAAGGCGACGGCGACGGTGGCGTGCGAGATGCCGAAGAAGGAGTCGTATCTGCAGGTGGAGTTGTCGCCGTCGATGGAGTCTCAGACGGCGATCTTCGCGGGCGACGTGAAGTAGCAGGCGCGCAGCGGCCCCGCACCGGAACCGGGCTCCGCCGCCTCCCGGTGGACGGCGGGGCCTTCGCCATTCCCGCCCGCAGGTCTGGTGCGCGCCGATACGATCCGGCCCTCACGACATGCGCCACCGGGGGGACACCATGCGCCGCACCAGCCTTGCCCTGCTCACTGTCGCCTGCCTCGCACTGGCCGGCTGCTCATCCGGCGGGGAGCCGGAGAAGGAGACCGTCACCGTCACGGCCACCCCCACGCCCACGGCGACACCGTCGCTCAGCCAGGCCGAGACCAAGCGCCGGTGCAGCCTCGCCGTCGCCGAAGCTGCACCGGAGTGGGAGGACTGGAGCTACTCTCCCGGTGACTGGCAGAACGATCCGCGGACGCCGGAGGTGTGCCAGGGGTTGGCGGATGAGGTGAATCCGCCTGCGGGGAATCGGGCTTACGGGGATGCGTTTAGGGATGGTCTGGAGATGGCGGATGATCCGCGCGCGGATCAATAGCTGAGGCGCACGCAGGGCGGCCCCGCACCCGATCATCCGGGCGGGGCCGTCGTCATGCGGTGCAGCACTCCGGGCATGGCGTCTGGCGTGCCCGTTCCGCTTCGTCGGTGGTGAGTTGCCGGATAGGGCGGGGCGGGATGCCCTGCGCTGCGTTCCCGGCGCGGCCTGCTTGGAAAGCGGGGCAGCCTTCGCCGGTGTGGTAGCGGTCGCTGCTGTCGGTGGTGATGTACGCGCTCATGTGGTGGTCTCCTCGTCCGGGCGCCCCGGACCGTCGCCGTAGAAGCCGTCGAGTTGCACGTTGAGTTCGGCAAGGTCCGGGTGCTCAGCCAGATCGCGCACCTCTGCTTCCGTGAGCAACTCGGCGAGACGCCGCATGGAGCGGCTGGCCAGTGTCGCTTCGGCTGCCATGTCCAGCTCGTCGGCACGCTTGCGGTGTAGGCCCGCCAGGATGCGGAGTTGCCGCGCCCTCAGCTCGTACGGGTCAGGCTTCTCGCTCATCCGGTCTCCTCCTCGCTCTTGCTGCTGATGCCGGGGGCGCCGATCTGCTCGGGTGCGCGCTCAGGCTGCTTGTTGCCGGGCCAGCGGAGCTTCCAGCGGATGAACTCGCGTACGGCCTGGGTGCGGTTCCGGTCGCCGACGAGCTGTCCGAGGGCTTCCCACTCGTCGTCGGGGATGCGGAGCGGGCGGAGGGGGGTGTGTCCCTCGGTCTTCTGCTTGGCCATGGGGCCATCGTAGAGGTGTATATGCATGAGTTCCACCCTAGAGCTTGCCGTGCATATACACCAGGGTCTACAGTGCATATACACACACCGAACGAGGGGGCCCACATGAACGCCGCAGCCACCACCACCCACACCAACTGCCTCCGCTGCGGCCGCACCCTCACCAGCGCCAAGAGCCAGGCCACCGGCTACGGCCCCACCTGCGCCCGCCACATCCGCCGCGCGGCCGTCGACCTCGCCGACTACAAGCCCCACCAGGTGGCCTCCGCCCGCGAGCTCATCGAGGACGGCGCCATCGTCCCCCTCCGCTCCGTCGTCTTCATCGCCGTCTCCACCGACGGCACCGAGACCTACAAGACCGCCCCCACCGCCTGCTCCTGCCCCGCCGGGGTCAAGGGCTCCCGCTGCTACCACCAGCTCGCCGCCCGCATGCTGCTCGCCGCCTGACCCCCGTCGACCTGCCCATCGCCGCCCGCGTCGACCTCCTCGCCGACGCCCTCGCCGCATAAGGAGAACCCGTGGACGACCCCACCCCTACCGAGGCCACGCAGCAGGCCCTCGCCGGCATCGCTGCCGTCTGGGCGTCCTGGACGTCCGGCCGGCTCACCACCGACGACGCCATGGCCGCCGTCCGCGACCACCTCACCACCGCCCGCGAACATGGAGCCCTCAAGTGACCGTCCTCGCCCTGGACCCGAGGTTCACCGCCCGGGTCACCAACCACCTCGCCCGCCTCGGCTGGGCCGCGACCGCCACGTCGGACTACATCGAAGTCCGTATCCCGATTGAGGCGACCGGACAGCAAGCTGCGGCAAAGCGCGGGGACCGCTTGTACGTGTGGCCGGCTACGGAGGGCGTGCGGTGGGAGATTCGGCCGCCGGGCGCGCCGCAGGGCATGGGGAAGGTACTGGATCTGCCTGGCCCGCACTACGTGCAGCTCGTTGCCGAGATTGACCATCTGCTGCAGCCCGCCAACTGACACCCGCCGTTTGACCCCCGCCATACGCTCAACCCACCGCCACCGAAAGGAACCCGCCGTGCAGGTCATCACCGTTACCGACGACGGCACTCTCCGTATCGAGTTCACCGCCGAAGAGGCCAAGCAGATCCGCGAGGACATCGAGGCCAACTGGACCGGAGCCAGCAGCGCGGGCAAGGAACTTGTGCGCTACGTCGACACCCTGTACGGCGAGGGCCGTCCGCGTCATCACCGCCCGACGTTCCCCGGCGGCGGCTTCTGACCTCGCCCCAGTCCACACGAGAGGCCCGTCTCAACCCGCGCACGCCAGCGCGGGGATACGGGCCTCCGTCATGCGCGCCGCCCACCGAACACGACAGGATGACCCCCATGACCAACCAGCACGAACCTGGCCACGACGAAGCACCCAACACCAACCCCGAGGCGCCCGACACCACCGAACCGCCAGCCCAAGACATGTTCGACCCCGACTACGGCGCCGAGCACGTCGACCCTGACGATGACGGCTACCTCTTCGGCACCGCCATGGGCCGCTAAGACAGGTAAGACGACAACCGCTTCTTGCACGCGCGCCGAAGGCCCCGCACACGCCCGAGTGCGGGGCCTTCGTCCTGCGCGCCGCCGTCAGAGCCGCCACCCCGGTTGCACGCATCGTTACCATCAAAGCACGCCACCAGGTAACGACACCAGCAAAGGGGGCACCAGCCGTGGCCACCAGCGGAGGAGACCCCGACGCCCAACGCGAGCGCGCCGAAGCCCAGGGCCGCAACAATCGCGGCAAGTTCGTCCGCAGCCTCGACACCGCGAAGCGCAACGCCGAAGCCTGCGACCTCAAGGGGAAGGGCTGGTCCTACCGGAAGATCGCCGAACACTTCGGCATCGACGTCCACACCGCGTACAACGCCGTCCAGAACACCCTGAAGGAGACCCTTCAGGAGCCGTCCGACAACCTCCGCACGCTGATGCTGGAGCGGCTCGACGCCGAACTGGTCCGCCTCAACGACCTGGAGACGGCCGCGCGCGAAGTGCTGGAGCGGCACCACGTCACCGTGTCCAACGGGCAAGTCGTGCGCCTCGACGGCGAACCGATCCTCGACGACGCCCCCGTCCTCGCGGCAATCGACCGGCTCCTGAAGATCGACGAGCAGCGGCGGAAGAACGATGAGAGCAGGCGCAAGCTGCTGGGCCTGGACCAGCCCGCCAAGGTCGAGCACTCCGGCGGGGTGAAGTACGAGATCGTGGGAGTCGACCCGCGGGACCTCAAGTGACCGCGACGGTCGTGCGGTACGAACCGCGCGGCGGCGCCAAGACCCTTCTCTCGGCCCGGGACCAAGAGATCTGCATCGCCGGTCCAGCGGGCACCGGCAAGTCGCTGGCCATGCTGCAGAAGGCGTTCTACACAAGCCTGATGGTGCCGAACTGCCGCTCCCTGATCGTCCGCCAGACCCACGCTTCCCTCACCGGCTCCACCCTCGTGACGTTCGAGCAGCAGGTCGCGCCGGCCGCGCTCGCCGAGGGCGTCGTGAAGTGGTTCGGCGGAAGCCCGCGGAAGCCGGCCGCGTACCAGTTCGCGAACGGCGCTGAGATCCTCGTCGGCGGCCTCGACCGGCCCGAGAAGTTCCTGTCGACGGAGTTCTCGCGGATCTACATCGACGAGGCGACGCAGATCAGCCTCAAGGCGCTGGAGACCCTGATCACCCGTCTCCGCGGCAACGCGGACACGTACCGGCAGGTCATCCTCGCGTGCAACCCGGACCACCCGAAGCACTGGATCAAGCAGCGGTGTGAAGACGGCACCATGCGCATGCTGCACTCTCTGCACCGCGACAACCCGCTCTACGTCCGTGCCGACGGCACCCTGACTGAGCGTGGCGTGGACTACATGGCCAAGCTCGACGCCCTCACCGGCGTCCGACGGCTGCGCTTCCGAGACGGCATCTGGGCCGCCGCCGAAGGCCTCGTCTACGAGACCTGGTCCGAACCCGTCCACGTGGTCGAGCCGTTCGACGTGCCCGAGGAGTGGCCCAGGTGGATCACCGTGGACTTCGGGTTCACCAACCCCTTCGTCGCCCAGCTGTGGGCGGAGGATCCGGACGGCCGGCTGTACCTCATCCGCGAGTGGGTGCGCACGCGGATGCTCGTCGAGGACCACGCCGAGGTGATCCGGGACCTGCTCCTTAAGGGTCAGCCGAGGCCGCGCGCCATCATTACCGACCACGACGCCGAGGACCGGGCCACGCTGGAGCGGAAGTTGGGCATGGGCACGCAGGCCGCCCACAAGTCCGTGTCCGACGGCATTCAGGCGTTCCAGTCCCGACTCAAGGAGCAGGGTGACGGCCGTGCCCGCCTGCACGTGTTCCGTGACGCGCTGCTGGAGCGCGACCCCGAGATGGACGCGCAGTCCCTCCCCATCGGCCTCGCCGAGGAGGTCTCCGGCTACGTGTGGGCAGTGAAGCCGGGCAACGCGGGCGGGCTGAAGGAGGAGCCGGTGAAGGAAAACGACCACAGCTGCGACGCGGCCCGGTACATGGTCGCGGCCCGGGACTTGGGTGGCCGTCCTCGGGTGCGCTGGCTGTGAGAATGTCGTGACCCTACAAGCCGCCTTCGAGGAGACGAGACGCCCGTGACCAGCATGAAGACCCGCGCCAGGGAGCGCATGCGCAGGTGGAGGCAAGCCTTGAATAGGAGTATGCCGATCCTGCTTGACATGACTGGGATCATTCTGTTGTCGAGTGCCGCCATGGTGTGGCACCTGATCGCTGGTCTCGTCGCGGCTGGTCTCGGCTGCTTCGTCCTCAACTGGCGGGTCTACGAGCGCGGCTGACGCAAGGGAGGGTAGGTGGCCAGAACCCTCCTCGGCGCGCTCTCCAACGCAGCCCGTACGGCCACCGCCAACACCCCCATCCCCTTCGCAAGTCGGGCGCAGAGCTACGGCATCTTCGGCAGCAGCCGCACCGCCGAAGGCCAGATGCGCGCCATGTCCGCCGTCGGCACACTCTTCGCCATCGTCGACCGCACCAGCAACGCCACCGCCCTCGTCGACTGGAAGCTGTACCGCAAGGCCAAGTCCGGCCGCGACGAGGACCGCGTCGAGGTCACCTCCCACGCCGCGCTCGACCTGTGGAACGCCCCGAACAAGTTCATGCCGCGGCAGGAGTTCGTCGAGTCCAGCACGCAGCACTACGACCTCACAGGCGAAACCTGGTGGGTCATCGCCCGCGCGGCCGGGTTCTCCGTGCCGCTGGAAATGTGGCCCGTACGCCCCGACCGCATCACCCCGGTCCCCGACCCCGAGAAGTTCCTCCGCGGCTACGTGTACACGTCGCCCGACGGGGAGCAGATACCCCTCGAACTCGACGAGGTCATCCAGCTGCGCCGGCCGAACCCGCTCGACCCGTACCGCGGGTTGTCGCCGGTGCTGTCGATCCTCCCGGACCTGGACACCAGCCGGTACGCGGCCGAGTGGAGCCGCGCGTTCTTCGTCAACAGCGCGCAGCCCGGCGGGATCATCGAGGTCCCCAGCGCCCTCAGTGACCAGCAGTTCGACGAGCTGCGCGAGCGCTGGAACGAGCAGCACCGGGGCGTGGGCAACGCGCACCGTGTGGCGATCCTGGAGCACGGCAAGTGGATCGACCGCACCATCTCGCAGAAGGACATGCAGTTCGTCGAGCTGCGCGGCGCCACCGCCGACCGGGTTCGTGAGGCGTACGGCATCTCCAAGTCGGCGATCGGGGACTTCGAGGACATCAACCGGGCCAGCGCGTTGGCGGCGAAGAGCTGGTTTGCCGAGCAGCAGACCATCCCACGCCTGGAACGCATCAAGGCCGCGCTGAACTTCGAGTTGCTGCCGATGTTCGGCGCGACCGCGCAGGGTCTGGAGTTCGACTACTGCGACCCCGTCCCCCCAGACCCCGAGACGGAGGCCGTGACGCTGACCGCCCGCGCGGAAGCTGCGGCGAAGCTGCGTACGGCGGGCTGGGAGCCGGCCGGGATTCTGTCGGCCGTCGGTCTGCCGGAGATCCCGTATGCGGGCGCGCCTGCCGCGCCGACGGTCGAGCCGTCCGCGTGGTCAGAGACGGTGGCCGGGCTCCTGGGTGAGGACATCGAGAACGCGCAGCGCTGGGTCGTTGTGGCTCACGACGACGACAACACCTGCGAGCCGTGCCGGGACAACGCGGGCCGCACGTACAAGAACCGGGCGCAGGCGTACCGGGACTACCCGGGCGGGTCGGGCTACATCCACTGCGTGGGCGCCGAGTTCGGTAACGACTGCCGCTGCAAGGTCGTGAAGCGGGGACGCAAGGGAGAGGGCTCATGAACATCGTGCTGCCCGGCAAGGCGGCCGCCTTCCAGGCCCGTCAGCGGGAGCAGGCCGAGCGGGAACGGGAGCGGCTCGGTATCGAGGCCCGATCCTGGTACCGCATCAGCAACGCCGTCGACTCGGACGAGGCCGAGGTGATGCTGTACGACGAGGTGGGCGGCTGGTACGGCGCGACCGCCGACCAGTTCATCGCCGACCTGCGGGGCGTCACGGCGCCGAGCCTGCGGGTGCGGATCAACTCGCCCGGTGGCAGCGTGTTCGAGGGCATCGCCATCGCCAACGCGCTGCGCTCCCACCCGGCGAACATCACGATCCAGGTCGACGGCATCGCCGCCTCGATCGCCTCCGTCATCGCGATGGCCGGTGACCGGATTGAGATGGCCCCGAACACCATGCTCATGATCCACGACGCGTCCGGGGTCTGCCTCGGCAACGCCGCGGACATGGAGGAGATGGCCGAACTCCTCGACCTCATCTCCGACAACATCGCCGACGCCTACGCCGCCCGGGCGGGCGGCACACGCGAGCAGTGGCGCGAGCGCATGAAGGCCGAGACCTGGTACCTCCCCGAGGACGCCGTCGCCAACGGCCTCGCCGACGAAGCCGTCCAGGCCCCGAAGGCCGGCACCCCGACCGAGCCTGCTGAAGAGCCCGAGCCGGAGATGGCCCGCGCCTGGGACCTCGCCGCCTACGGCTACACCGGCCCCCGCCGTGAACAGCCGAAGGCTGAGGCCGAGCAGCCGGAATCGGTGACGCTCACCTTCAACATTGGCGACGCCGTCGGTGAGCAGCTCCTCGCCGTGCTCCGCAAGGAAGCCGCGCTGCGCGACTCTGCCCCGCTTGTCGAGGCCACCGTGCCCGAGCCGGTCACCGAGACCACGCCCGTCGAACCCGCCCCCGAGACGCCGGCCGCCGTGCCGGAGCCGGAGGCGCCCGCCGCCGAACCGGAACCCGCAGACGAGTGGGCGGCCGCGGTCGCCGGACTCGTCACGCCCCAACCAGACCCGTGGGCCGCAGCCGTAGCCCACTTCACCCACAGCACGTCGGCGTCCAGCGCGGCGACGGAAGCAGCCTGAAGGAGGCAGCAGTGGCAACACCCACCATCCCGCGCAACGCCGACGAGCTGGCGGAGATGCTCGCGGACCCGGCCAAGGCCAAGGTCGTCGTCGAGACGCCCAAGGCACTGGCGGACTTCATCACCGCCTACACCGAGAAGCAGCAGGGCGACGGCACCGAGCTGAACAAGCTGGTCAAGACGGAGCTCCAGCGCGAACTCGCGAACTTCCTCCGCGACCACGACCAGGACACCAACCAGGTCAAGCGCCTCAACCTCGACCCGCAGAACGGCCGCGCCGGCCGGGCGAACATGCTCACCTCGCACCGGCAGGGCACCGCGCACAACGCGGCCGCCCCCGGCGCCGTCGTCGACAAGCTGTTCGCGGACGGCATCGACTACGTCCGGAACATCTGGCACAAGAACACCCGCGCCGACGGGGCCAAGCTCGCCGAGCTCCGCAACGCCGCCTCGTCGGTGTCGCCGGCCGACGGCGGGTTCCTGGTGCCGGAGGTGCTGCGGTCGCAGCTGCTGGAGATCGCCCTTGAGATGGCGATCGTTCGGCCTCTGGCGACGGTCATCCCGATGGACTCGGCTCGCGTGCCGTTCCCGATGATCGACTCCACCACGAACAGCGGCAGCGTGTTCGGCGGCATGGTCACCTACTGGGGTGAGGAAGGTGCCGCGCTCACCGACTCCAACCCGACGTTCGGGCGGATCGAGCTGGACGCGAAGAAGCTCACCGGCCTCTCGGCCGTCCCGAACGAGCTCCTCCAGGACTCGATCATCAGCTTCATGGGGCTGCTGGAGCGGCTGTGGCCGCAGGCCCTGGCGTTCGAGGAGGACGCCAAGTTCATGACCGGCACGGGTGTGGGCGAGCCGATGGGCTTCCGTGGCGCGCAGAACGACGCCGCGATCGCGGTGCCTCGCGCGACCTCGAACGAGATCAACTACGCGGACGTCGTCAACATGTACGCCCGCATGCTGCCCTCCAGCCTGGGCCGCGCCGTGTGGACCTGCGCCCCCGACGCGCTGCCGCAGCTCCTCCAGATGGCCATGTCGGTCGGCACCGGCGGCAACAGCGTGTTCGTCGTCAACGCCGCGTCCCCGCACCCGATGACCCTCTTCGGG